TTCGTCTATTGAATCTAAAGTTGCGCAGTTTATTGGCAGATTAAAGTTATTTCCATTGATTAAGGATATAGCCAGAGTGCAATCTGTGCATTGGCATCCTGTCTGATGGCCGTTTGCAGCACACACCGCAGCGAAGTTATATATACTTCCGGTTATCAGATACAGCGGCAATACACACTCAGTGCATAAACATTCTTCTGCGTGTGACGCTTGCTGTTGGGTGGCTACAAAAGTCTCTGTAGCGTTGCCACCATCCAAGGTAATCTCATAGTTAATTTGCTCTATTTTGCCAGTGGAGGTATACAGGAACTTTGGATTTTCTAAATAAGTTTGAACTTTAATAGTTATAGTCTTCTTTAGAATTCTGTCCTGTTGATCGTCAGCCTCTACCTGCTGGGAATCGCTCTCCGACTCAAAGAATGCTTTTGTTATATTGCTACTCTTGGTCTTGATTTCCAGGTCTGGATTAAATAGGATAAATACGTGCTCTCTTATTTGGTCCAGATCTTCCCGATACTTGGACCAGATGTTTATATTGTAAGATATGTCCAGTGGCTTCGGGGCCATGGACAAGACACGGATTGCTCTATTTTTTCTTTTGTGCCAATATTTATCGTGAATTAAAATTGGCGTATACCTTCTCCGATCATCGTCACTGGCAGTGCTAGTTTCGGATATTGTTATAACAGGCAAAGTTATGTTGTCGCCAATAGTAGATTTAGCTATGGCTCTTTCCTGATTAGCATGGAAGCATTTAACTTTTATAGAGTTATTATCCCTATCAATGTAATAAATATTGCTAAAAATATTTAATAAATTTCTTAAGGTATCTTTGTAGACCTTTTGAATAAACATTCCGGTAGAAGCATTAGTCTTCTCCTGGATCTCCTGTAATACTTTATTATTAACAGTGCTATTCATAAGGATCCTTCTGAACCTCTAAGGTGCTGATGTTGTCTGACACGGGTGCGATTTGCTTATGGATGTTCTGAGAATCTCTTAGGAGCTTGGCACTGCAAAGCAGATGATATACTCCATACATTTCGAAGCTGTCTTCCTGAACTTCGAATACTTCAAACTTAAGATTCTGGAACTCAGGCTTTATCACATCTCCTGGTATCAGTGGTCGGCCTAACTTCTTTTCAATATAAGTTTTATTAAATGTAAATTGCTGATCGTTAGAAAGCTCTATACCGAATTGAGTTAAGTTTTCTTCTACTGGTCTTGGCTCGTAGTGTCCGAACGCACGGATAGGCTCGACGGATAAAGTTTTACTTCTCTCTTCTCCGTAAACATCATCAGTCTCTTTAGTCTGATAATATTTAAAAATTAATAATGGAGATCCAGCTAGTTTAATTTGCTCTTGATCTAGTATATTAAATAAATTTTGGTCGGCTACTTTATTAAATAGCCTAATTGGACTGTCATAATCGTCCGTGCTTGGAAGATTTAGGTTTGATTTAAATTTGGAGAATTTAGTCATTTTATCCAACTATAAACATTGGGCCTTCTTCAATTTCCATTCTAAGCTCTTCCATAAGCTCTTTCTTTTCCTGGGATGATTCCTGCACTAGAACTCCACCGTCTAACTGAGCACCACCACCAGGGCCAGGGAGTGTCCTATACTTGCCTCTAATACGGCCCAGGATCCCCTTAGCGCACGCCAAAGCGTATCTTTGAACCCAGTTACGGAATGCGTGATGTATCGTATTAGAGTCCAAAGCTCTGTATTCTATTATGACCGGGGCCGGGGTTTCTCTTGGGGATGGATATAGCTGAACATACTTATTATTTATAACAGTCCATCCACCTTCATTAGATAACACACGCCGCATTATCTCCATATATTGTTGGGTTAGGTAAAAATCTCCTAACCCTCCACCCTGGAAAAATCTGTTAGAGTTAAAGAATGCTAAAGTTAAATCAAAACCCAACGACCCTGGAGTATAATTTAACCCAAGTATATCTTTTTTGTAACCTACGTAGTTTAAGTTATTAATTATAAACTGAGGTAGTTCATAGACATTTAATCCGCTAGACGCATCGAAAACCGCAAATTGATTAGCCCATTGAGGGGCGTGGTAATCTAATTTTGATACGGCTTCATCTATGCAGGTTTTAATTTGAAATGGGCTCAGTTCTACTGATACAATAGGGTGTCCTAACTGAGCTAAAACATAATCATTTATTGTTTGCTCAAATAAATTAAATTGAACTCCGTCTACTTCAAGACTAGTATTTAATTTAGATGAGTCAATATCCCCAGGTGGGACATAGTCCGAAGTTCTAGCCCCACCGTATTTTCCGTAAGATGAACCGTAGCCTGATATAAGAGGAATTACCATTCTATAAGATATTTAGGTCTGTATTAAAACAAAAAAGCGGGCTTTTTAGGGCCCGCTTTTAATTTATCTGATCAGTTAAGATCAGAGGGCATTGACACCAAGGATGTTGGTGAACGCATTGCTGAAGGTGTATGGCTTCATGTAATCAGTGCTTGCGCCGATAACACGAATGACACGGTAGAATCTGCTTGAAGGCTGGATAGCAGCCTTAGCATAACGTGTCATGATACCCTTTCTTGGCTGGAACGTGCCTGGATCGGTGACCATTGGCAGTGGCATCAATGGAATGTATGGGCAGTATACGAATCCTGCATCCATCGGGCTTCCACCGTTGTAACCAATGATGATCTCGTCTTCTGGGAAGAGAGGATCAACAATCAGATCATACTTACCAGCGAACTTGCCCTTGTATTCAATCTTGCTTCCCATGTTGGTTGGGCCATCCTTCTCAGGAAGTCCGCCTTCCAACTTAGCGGCTGACTCTAGGAGTGAAGCCATAAGTGGTGAAGTGATCATTACTGTGCCTGGGCCACGCATGGTTGACTTATAGATATCCTGGCTAGCGAAGTTAATCGTAGCAAGCAGGTTGCTATAAATTTGTCCAACGTGTTGAGGAGCAAACTGTGATCCAGTAAGGTTCTTAAGGTCAACAACGAAGACGTTGTTAGCTCTGACTGATTGAGCCGCATAACCATTCACTTTTGAGGAATCGTTGCTCCATTCGAATGAGCCTGGGTTCCAGCTTGAGCCAGTTCCAAGTCCGTTTCCAAAGTAGTTGTTTCCAAAGCTATTTGAGTTAGCTAATGGATCCAATGACTTAGCATACCATCCACCCATGGTCTGGCTTGTTCCGCCGAGTCCGTAAGCAATCATACGGATGTCTTCGATAAGCTCACGGTCGATTTCAAGTGAAAGTTCCTTGCTGAGTAGCTCAGTGAGTTCTCTCTCTAGATCGAGGTTGTGATAAGCTTTGAGGTCTTGTGAAGCTTCAATCGTCCACAGAGCACGCATCTTACGTGTCTGAGCAACAACTGGCTGTTGTTCAATGTGGAACTGAACTTCTGGGATACCCGTTCCGTCCAGTCTTTCACCAGCGGATACAACCCAGCCGAGTGTCGTGCCTGAGTTGGGGAATGATGCAATTTTTCCACCATAAGTTGATGAAGGTGAGCCCTTATTTGGAGCCAATACGTTTGAAAGATCAAATCCAGCAGCGGTAACTTGGTTGAATCCTAGACCGTTAGCTGCGGTTCCACCAGCACCACCATCAAACCAGCTTCCAGCCGTTCCTGTTGCTGTAAGGAAGTTCTTGGAGGTATGACCGATTGGGAACGCCTGGTTTACTCCATCAACATTGTATGTCATGTTGAACTTTGAGTATACAGTCTGCTGTGATCCACCAGTCCATCTGCTGTTGCCAAGATAGAATATCTGGCTTACAGGTGCATCCATTGGCTGAGTAGCACCGATGTAGTTGAATACGAGGTTTGGATACACTCTACGAACGAGAGGGAATGCAAACTTCTGGAACGTGCCGATGTTACCAACTGACGTTGAGCCAGCGGAAAGCTGCTCTTCGTTAACTCTCTGCGTCTCGGCCAAGACAGCCTTGGCTTGGTTCTCTAACAATTGTGCGGTGACTCTTGCGGCATAATCAGACTTAATACCGTCAAGGGCTTTTGACCACTTCTGAACTAGATCAGGTGATCCACCAATCTTTGATATTTCCATTTCTTTTCTCCTAAAAAATTACTTAATTAACCTGAGGACATCCTCAGTCAAAAATTGATTACCACCGTCATGGCGAGCTACTTCCTTTCGCTCTTCTAATTTTTTCCCTTGACGTTGGAAAGTTTCCTTAGAAACTACTTCGGCAGTATCCGAGAGACGCATTGCGCGAACAGCCCGTGATTCAGCCAAATTTTGCTTTTGCTCGGTCAGGCTTTCCTCAAGACGATCATTCTTGTCTGAGACAACCTTCAAGAGCTTCTTGAGCTTGACGTTCTCCTTTAGTGACTTATCAAGTTCACCAGCTAGAACTTCTAGCTTGCCCTCAACCAATTCTTGCTCTGAGGCTAAAAGGTTTACAGCGGTTACCTCATCATCTGAAGTAAGCTCCGTTGCAAAAATAGCTCTGACAGACTCAAACAGTTGAGCATTGCGGAACGTATCATTCTCAAGCTCTAATTCCTTAATCGCTTGCTCCTTCAGAGAATCAATTTGTCCTCTAAGGAAAGCTTTGACCTTAACAGTTAACGCTTCGGTCTTAGCGTTAACTTCTTCTTCAATCTTCTGGTGGACTAACGTGGCAATACTTTCAATCATGCTCTCCGTTAAGCCCTCTGGCAGAAGCTTGGCAATTTGCTCTAGTGGATTCTTTTTCATACTAATCTTATTTATCCTCTATGTGAATAATTTTCACTTTTTATTTTGTTTTAGCTTGGATCCTCGTCACCTGGATCTCTTACAGGTGGTTTGCCCTTAGGACTACCATCCCGGTTGCTCTTTTCGGAACCTAGCGTCTTTAATGCTTTGTTAGATTTTCTACTCCCAACAGGGTTCTTTGTTACTCTCTGCATTGCGCGCTTAAGGGCTTTTGGACTTCTTTCCTTGGCCTCATTAAGCTTCTCATCAATCTTCTTCTCAAGAAGCTTAAGGAAATATCTCTCACCAACAACCGTCTTGATTGTTGATTCGATTATTTGCTTTTCCTTCTTGTGCTCTCTTGATTCGCTAAGGCTTGGATAGGCTCCACGGGTGCTTGGATCAGCTACGATATCAAACGTAACCAATCTGAAATCTTCGTTTACTGTCTTGGTGCCGTTCTTACCTTCTGATAAGGTTCCCATTCCACGGCTTGAGATACCAATCTTAACACCACCACGGATCAAGCCCTCGACTACTTTGCCAGCAGGAGTTGGGAGGATCTCGGCCTCTCCAATTACTTCCTTGCCCTCAAGTCTAAGACCTGTTATAAGGTGTGAGGCATTGGACAACTTTACCATGTCGTAGGTTGGGTGATCTAACTCCCCGACCAATCTACGCTCTTTGATAGCTTCAGTAAGATTTCTTACTTGGCTCTCTAATACTCTTTGGGGATATATTCTCTGGTTATTGTTGGCTTCGTCGGCACGCTGGAATATACCACGAATCTTCAATGGGCCTGTCTTGCCCTCGTTAAGGAGAGTTAGATTTTGAATAATAAATACGTCTTGAAGATTCATCATGATTATTTTCTTTCTGATTTCCAATACTTCTTCCCTTTGAATCTCTTATCTGATTCGCCCGCATGACGAACCATTGTTCTGACTGCATATCGCTTAACGTCAGAAAACTCAGCGGGAATAGATCCTGGGCTGAAGCCTTTAGCGGATCTACCGTTTATAATTTGCTCGTTATCCTTTCCCCACTTTTGCTTGGTTATAACATATAACCTATCAGCTCCCTTGGTGGAGAATATCTGGCCTGTGTATCCTCTACGAAGCGCATCGGTTATTGAGTTATAAACTCTAACTCTAGACTTCTTAGGATTTACGTGATGCTTCTTGTCGAAATTCTGAATGGCACTTCTCCCTTCTTTTGATCCCTTGCCCCTCTCGGTTCTGGATTCTTCAACTTTCTTCTTAGCCTTCTTGCTGCCCTTCAACAATTTCTTAGCCATCTTTTCGCCCTTCCCTATAACATCGGTTGGGTCAGGGTCTTGGCCTAGGTCCTGTCCTTTGTTATCACTCTTTGGCTTATTGGGAGTTTGAAGCAATATTTGTCCACGATCCCCCTCAGAGATTATAGATTTTGCTTCTTTTATAATATTAAAAATATCAACCATTCTTATACCTTAAAAGATACTTGCTCAGGGATTTCTTAGCTTTCTTCTTACTTGCCATGTTTACGCCAATGTTCCCCGTGCTTGTCGTGCCACTAGAGATTTCTTCCATTATGGATCTAGCTTCAGTTATAAGGGAGGATAATCTTTCAACCAAACTATTAAGTTTATTTTCAGTTGTTTCTCTTATAGGTTGAACTGGCTTGCTTACTGGCTTCTTCCCCTCGGTGACTAAAGCAACAAAATCATCTGACACCCTGACCTTGCTTACGTCAGGGGCCCCTGCTGATTGCACAGTAGACTCTTTAAGAGCTGGCTTTAGACCATTAGGATCTTTTGCCATGGACTTTAGAATATCCGTAGCAAAATCACCTACAGAAATATCAGGAAAAAACTTATCGCTCATTTAATTAACTATTAAATTAATTATGAGCCTCAGCCCTTCTTACCCTTCATTATCTTCTTAAGGAATGATGGCTTTCCAGCCTCCTCAATAGCCTCATCATCGGCTTCATCGGATGCAATCTCTTCCGCTAGTTCATCAAGGTCTTCATCCGTGATGTCTTCCATCTCGCTGATAACACCGACCATGAAATCAACGTGCTCGGCAAGCTGCTCGTCGGTGATAGCCTCTTCTAATTGTGATTCACAGAGTGGGCAAACATGGGCTTCGACAGCCTCTTCAATTTGCTCTTCACCCTCTTGGAACTGCTCAACTTGTGACGCGAGGTCCATTGATTCATTGAGATTGACTCCACCCTTGCCCCAGAATGATTGTTGAATAATCTGGTCTACTTCTTCAGCTAAAATCTGCTTTTTCATGATATATCCTTTGGTAAAATCTTACCTACATATATTTATCTCAGTGGGCAAAAAAATTTAATTAAATTTCTACTATTTTTGCGCCACAAACTAAAATATCACCTAAATGAATTGGTAATAATCCATTAACTTTAATTAATCCATCGTTGGAAGTAGGAACCCTGGTGGAATCACTTAGTGGCATGGCAGCAGTATCATGGCCGACTCCACAAGCCACTCTCCCAGGGTTACTATGGGAAGTAAAAATAGTGCCATCAACCAAGACTTGTTTGCCTTCATAGGTTACAGTAAAGTTAGGATTATAAGCAACTGTGGATATCCCACACTGTGTGCACCCCACCCCGTTCCCAGGGGGCACATGATATTCCGCGTTAGCTATGTCTGTAGCCAGTGCTAGTCTACCTCTCCCTGGAATCATAATGCTCTATCCTGTTCGCTAATTATAATTAAATCGTTAGGGACTGTGGTTCCGTCTGGAATTCCTGACGGTCTTACCGGATCTCTGGATAATACATACTTTATCTTTACATCGTTCCGCCAGCCAGACTCTAGTTTTCTAATTAAGTTCTTTGGAGATGTTGCGGCTAACTTACCAATATCATTTATGCTAAGTCTTCTGTATACGTCCCAGTAAGTTAAATCCTCTACGCCAGTAAGGACAGCTAGCTTATCAACTACTCCAATAGCTAACTTAGATTCTATTGATCCCTCTCTGGCTGAGGAGGGTGGCTGTATGTTTGAGTATGCCCCGTCGTAGAAATAAGATTTGCTAAAGACAGGGGAGTTTGGGTCATACGTAAAAACATTTCCATGAATGTCTTGATCAAATAATTTTTCATACAATCCAAAATAAGGTGTCCCAATAGAATTGTAAACATTAGAAGATTCTAGCGGTGGTCTTAATTGATTTGAATTATTAACATCCAAGCTAGGTGTTATGTTAAGACTTCTAACAACCACGGGATCCCCATAATTAACAATATTGGACATATGATTAAATGGGTTGTGCGCCGACCCCATTCCTGGAGTTAGGATTATTGCTGCCGGAACATTCCTTAATATTATATTTTCCCTGACTGGAGTTCTATTTTCATCGAATGCTCTTAAGTTAAAATCATCTAATTCTACGGTTATAGTGCTGGTGTCTCTCGCATAATGAATCGCTGGATCGCGGTGGTCTAGGTTTACTTTTATAATATTAAATGAATAGTTTCTTGAGTGCGCCGTGCCCTCTGCATCAGTGACTCTTCTGTAAGTAGCCGACAGTATATTCACTACTGAGTTTGGGGATATCACATCATCCAAGCTATCAAAGTCTAGCTTGAAATACATGGGAGCTACATCCGCAGAAGGATTGTAGGTCTGAGAAAATTCATGATTAGCATCTGAACTAACTTGAAGAAGTAGTCCAGGATCCGTCCCTAAAGTTCTCAGGATTAGATGCCTAGTAAATGGTGGAAGATATTTAGATGACGATAAATCATTCGTTGTTAGTAATGGGTATTGACCGCTATTAACATTCAATGCTGAAATGTAATATCCTGCTCCGTCTCCAATATCTAAGAATGAGGACACTCCTGCAAGCGACTGAACAGGGACTCCCGCATTCCTTAAAAATAATTGGTTAGGATTTCCACAAACATCTAAAGTTGGTATGTTAGTGTTTATATCCTCTAACAGGACTCTCATTCTCTTGTAGTCGTTTCTAACTGTTAAATCCTGATACTGGGAGTAGTCTGGAGTTGTTGAGCTTAGCTCAAACGCGGCCAAGGAGAATAATATAGCTTGCCCTGTTTCGCCTAATGTATCAATAGAAATAAGCGCATCATTTCTTTGAGTATTGTAAACGTGGTAGTAATAATTAGGATCAAACTCACCTAGCCTACCAGAAACAAGGTGACATTTTAACGATGTCATAACATCATTTAAATTTATTTTCTCACCTCCGACACCATGAATATTATTCAGAGCTGTAAGTAACTGGGAATTTAAACTTATAATTAATTTATCATTTGTTAAAGAGTTTATTATACCTTCATGCCAAGGCGCACTAGTGTTATTTCTATGAAGGAAGTAATCAACTTCCTCAGTGACAGTAGTATTAAATATACTTAAGTATTGGTTGTTTGGAACTAAACGAGTTTCTCTTTCGGGGAAGGTTTTAAAGAAATTATAAGTATCGTCAAACAATCCAATTCTTTCTGATGGTGAACCTGATGGAGAAGAAAACCTATTTAAATTATTAACTGATATTGATACTGAAGTTACTGATTTTTTAGGTGTTTGGTTTATAATTGACGCAGCGACAGCTTCGGGATTTATTATTGATCCGTTTTGATTTTGTGATCCGGGTCTAGTTGTGGTCGTTGATCCGCCTTGATTATTTGATGGTTCTGTAATACATTGGCTAAGTATTTCAGAATTTCTGCATCCCCTCCAAAAATCATTAGACGTAATTCTAACATCTAAGCAGAAATCATCAGCATCACCATTTTGAGGATATGGCCCATCGGGAGCAAATGGATAGCCTGATGAAACATCTAATGATGCTTCTTCAAGCGTGCAACGAACAATACTTCTCAATATTTGTTTTGTTGGAAATCTATCTATTTCATCCTGGGAGTAAGTTCTTCTTGGATCGGGAGGTGGGCATTTAATTATTCTCTCTACACATTTACTGTATCCGCCTCCTGGGGTTACTGGACCACCCCCGCCAACGGCACCTCCACCTGGGGTTACCGGGCCACCATTACCGCCATCCCCCGGGCCTCCTGGACCACCACCAGTTGGAACATCTCCAGGACCTCCACCTGGGGTTACCGGGCCACCATTACCGCCATCCCCCGGGCCCCGATCAGGAGTCCTGCTTCGGCATACCGCTATACACGCAGCCAGAGTGGTATGGATACATCTGCTGTCTGTTGAATCAACGCCAATTGCAATGCCGCCTGGATCAAATCGTAACCCATTGCAAGGAAGACATCTCCTACCTCCAAGACCTGTAATAGTCTCTCCTG